TCGTTGAAGGTAAATGATGATTTACAATTCTCAAGTTCTTCATCCAACGCACAAGTGTTGGGTTCTTTGTATGCACTGATGGTAAAAATTGAATCTAACAGACAAAAAATTGCTCAGTTGGATGAAAATAGAAAAGAAGAATATGATACTGAGGATTTGAGGAGACATAAAGAGATACTGAAAGCTTTAACTGTCCGTAGAGTTAAGCCTAAAGGTAAAAAAGAAACTGAAAAAGAGGCAAAGAAAGAAGAACAGAAAAAGGAAGAACCTGAAGATAAGGGTTTGTTATCCACTGTTGCAGAAAAAGGCAAAAAATTCGCTGAAAAAATTAAAGAAAAGATAACTGGTAAAAAACCACCAGATTTAACACCACCAACACCTAAAATTACTCCACCAGCAGTAAGTGGAACACCAGTTGTTCCACAAATAGCCAAATCCGCTGTTGCCGCAGCAACTCTTGGTGTTTCTGCTGAGGCTTTGTCGAAAATAAAAGGTAGTGAAGGTTTTCGTTCTAGTGCATATTATGATCCAAAACGAGACGCTAATGGTAAAGTTTTAGAAGAACATTATTCTGTTGGTTATGGACACCAAATTACAAAAGAAGAAATTAAAAACGGACACATTAAAGTTGGAACTAAAAAGATACCTGTTATTGGCGAACTTGGCAAAGACACAGTTATAACCAAAGATGATGCGGATGTTTTGGTGAAACAAGATTTCCAACAGTATGAAAAATATGCAAGTTCATTACCAAATTATGATAAATTGAACAGTTCAGCACAAATAGCTCTACTTGATATGAGTTATAACATGGGTGTTGGATGGATGTCACAAAGTCGTTGGCCATCACTAAGAAAACAATTGACGGAAATGGATTTGCAAGGTGCTGCAAACAATATACGCAATTCTCTATATGCGAAACAAGTTAAACATAGAGCCATGACAAATGCTGATGCAATTCAAAATGGATTGAATAATTTACCACCAACCAATATACCTTCACCTAATACTGCTGGTATTAATATTGATAATTCATCAAAGCAGAATCAACAGTTACATGAAGATATGAAAGTAAAATCAACACCGCAAAATGTGGTGAATCAAACAAATGTAAATGTGTCACAACAAAACAAACAACAAACAGACATAAATTCTGGTAGTGATATGTCGGCCTACGAAAGAAAGAGTAAAAACAAATGAGTATTACCTATCAACAAGCCAGACGAATTAGAAATACTAAACTGACCGATTTAATATCGGATCAGATAATTTATGAAAAGGGTATTGCTAAAGGCATTAAAAAAGGTGTATCGTTAAAGATTCGTGGTAAAATCAAAGGCATAACAGAGAAGTTTGATCCTTTAAACATTGCCAAGTTTTTGACATTTGGTTCTTCTTTGGGTCCAGCTATTCTAGGTAATATTCTAGGAAGAGATGCGAAAGACATTCAATATTTCTCAGGCCGTTTCAATCCAATTCGTGAAGGTAGAAATCGTGCAGAAAAAATTAAACCACTACCAAAAGAAGATGTGGTGGGTGATTTGAACGGCATTTTAACCAAAATGTATAAACTGATGGCAACTACACATGAAAATGAATTGCGTAGAAAAGAACTTAGTGACAACAAGATGGAAGAAATGGAGATGGAGAAAGAAAGACGCCATCAAGAAGTTTTGAACGCATTAGAGTTATTAACTGGCAAAAAAATAAAAAGAAAAGCAGCAAGAGTTGCACCAACAAGTTCTGGTATAGGTGCAGGAACTGTTGCTGGTGCCGTGGCAGCCGGTGCAGGTGTGGCTACTGCTGCAGCTGTTGCGGCTAAAGCTGTACCTTCTGTGTTGAGAATGTTAATGATGTCACCTTTAGGATTGTATATTACAGCTAGTGCTGCACTATTGTCTATGTTATACAATGATGAGAAACCAGAAGAAACAACGAAACAAATTCTTGGTGCTGGTGATCCTGCTGCTGTCGGCACTGCTATCATGGAAACAGCAGAAGAAACTCCGGCAATTGAGAAAAAGCGATTGAGAATTTTGGCAGACAGACCAAGTAATAAAAAATCCTACTTATTCTGGCGTGATAAAGATATGCAGAACAAGTATTTGGAAGAAATTGGTTGGGATCCAAAAACAGGTACCACCAAAGAAGAACGCCAAAACGGTGTAGACCACATTGATAGTGAAGGCAGAAATATAACTAAACTAGAACAGTCTACAACAAAAAAACAACCACAAGAGTTAAATAAACCTGCGGTGAATGATAAATTGGTGCGTGAAAATTCCAATGCAGGAAAAAAATTGGATGAAGTTCAAAAACAAAACTTGGATAACAAAATTGTACCTGCACCAAAGAGTCCAGTATCAACCACCAACAACACAAATGTCAATACATCACAATTGTCTGTGCCAGTTAAAAGAGCTATACCTGATGTTAGGAATCACGAGGATTCTTTTGAACGTATGATATTTGATTCGACAAGAGTTGTTTAACCAATAAAAAACCCCGCACTAGGCGGGGTTAAACGGTTTACGACAACAGTTTAATCTTCAGCTAACTTTGAGAAGTATGCCATGTCATCATCTTCTGATGATTGTGGTTCCCAAGGTGCATCATCAGCAGCAACTTTAGTCTTTGGTGCAGCAGCCTTGATTGTTTCAACAGTAGTCTTAGGCATTTCAGAAGCACCCAAAACTTTCTCTAAACGAGCCTTCAAGTCATCATATGATTTGAATTCTTTGTCCTCTGTCAATACTGACAATGAGTGTTGAGACTTCCAAATCTTTTCAAGTTCATCATCGTCATCCAACAATGCTGATGGTGACATAAATTCAGACTTGTCATAGTTCTGATAACCAGCAACTTTAGTAATCTTCAACTTGAAGTTGGCACCTTTCCACAAATCGAATGGATTGATTGGTGTTTCATCTTCAAACTGTGGGTTCATTGCCTCTGTAATCTTCTCAAAAATCTTGGCACCAAACTTGAACAATTTAACTTTGCCCTCGTTTTCTGGATGCTTTGGATCAGATACGATATACACATTAGCGATGTAACTTAGTTTACGCTTTTGCTTACGAACGATATCTTTGTTCGCTTCAATGCCTGAGTTCCACAATTTGTTATTGTGTTCGCAAACAGGGCATTGTTGACCTTTTGTAGTTAAACACTTGTCGATTAACCAACCACCAGGTCCCTGAAATCCATGTTCAAAGATTTTTGCCCAAGGCAGACCATCATCACCATCTACTGCTGCAGCTGGCAAGAAACGAATAGTAGCCATACCGTTACCGGCTTTATCTACCTCTGGTCTCCAATAGTTCTCTTTGTCGGATTTACCGTCTGACGAAGCGTTGAGTGCTTCTACGGCTTTAGTGAGTTTGTCCAGATTGCCTGAACTCTTTTTCAATTTGGCGAAATCTACCATAATTTACCTTCTTTCTTATTAAACGGAATATAACGGAATATAAACGGATTGTCCACTTTATGCATGATGTATATCTTTATTTAGGCAGCATTTTAACTCCGCCAAGGTTTGTTCGGTATTTTTGTGATGAATACCAATCCCACCTGCGTTTCTCCAATCTTCAATAACACTCCAAGTGTCATCAATGATTACAGAATTTGGTGTCGCCCATTTGTACTTATGGCGTTTTCCAGGTACAAAGTTTTGTTTCCAGGAAATGTTGTGTGTTGCAAGCCAACGAGCCTTTTGCAATGAAATACTTTCATATACTTCTTCATATGCTGTTGAAGATAGAATCTCTTTTGGTATAACATAGAGGTCCAATACATCAATTAAATGACGAGCATCATCCAAAATTTCTAATGTTGCAAACTGGTCAGTTTCAATGAAGTCTTTGAAGTTTGTTTTGAATGTGCTACGGCGTACTTCTTCTGAAATATGTCCATATCGTTCTGTATATCGTTTCTCAAAGTTACATAGAACACCATCCATATCAACATAGATTTTATCTATCTGCATAGTCTTTCAAACTTTCTTTCAAAATGGACACAAACTTGTCCTTATCATAATTTACAAACGGAGAATAACCATCAATCTTTCTTTTCCATTCAGGCCAAACGATTGTGTCTGTAATCTTTTTGTCCCACATTGGTAAGAAATTTAGAGTGTTATTCAATATCACCAATGTTTCAATACTAACATCGTGGCCCCACACATATCGCAATAATTGTGGATGTTGTCCGTCTACAACCTTTAATGAATCATTTGGATTACCATCTGTTTCATCAAGTATGTACATTATATCTTCTTTGAACCGATATGTCAAGCTCTGGTTTCTTTTTTGCCAGTCTTTGTAGTTGGATTCACCTTCTTCATTGGCAATCTCACCGATCCACGAAACATTCTTTACCAAAAAATTGGCAACATAGAAGTCTCTCAAGTCCTGTAAACTATATTTTCTGGATAGTTTGTAGAATGAATATTTGTCCTTTCGGACGGCAAAGTTGGATTTTGATACGTTGGTTTTGCCACCATACTTAAAAAAATCGTAACTATCAGAAGTAAAATGAAGTTTAATCGCATTATATAGAGCAAAGGCAGAGAAACCACCACCTTCTTCAAACTGAAAACTCATAGGGGTAATTTGGATGTTTTCTTCAACAAATTAAGTTCTTGTGCTTCTTCACGAATTTTGGATTTAAGTGCCGAAGATATAAGTGTAGATGCAACATCCACTTCCATACCTGATTGTTCACAGTGATGAATGATTGCATCCATCCTTGTGATGTTGTGTTCGACAGCAATTGAATTAATCAAATCACTAAATTCACTGATTTCATTTTTTGTAGGCATTATCTTGTGTAGAATAAATGGTTTCCAATTCGTGCAACATATCTCAGATTCCAAGCAGGGTTAACCTGATTGTTGTGAAAATACATCGACTTCGTTTTGTATATTGTATCATGTAGGACTGTCTGAGTCAATGCCTTTCTGGCAATAATCATACATTCTTCCCATGCATATTTGCTGGTGATGGGTTTTCTTTTCTCATCAACCCAACTGAATTGTCCTTTTTGATACACAACTTCACAAATTGTCTTTGGGAAGCTTGGATGATTTGTTCTATTCATTGTTACTTGAGCAACAGCAAGTTTACCTTCAAAAGATTCTTTTGCTGCTTCATAGTAGAGATTTTTGGCCATGCATTCCATTTGTTTGGCCATTTCAAATGATACTGTTTGAGCATCATTTAGTGGTTCTTGATGTGAAACCACTGGTAACATTGAGAATAGGGTAATTAGAATGAATTTCTTCATTAAAACTCCTAGTTGTTAAACATAATGGTGATTGATTCTGTTA